CCAAGGACCTGCTACTGCCCGTGAAGAAGTACGTCCTCGAGAACGCCAGCCTGTTGGCTGATTTCCCGGAGGCGGTCTATCCCTTGCGGTGCCTGGAGAACAGCTCCAAGCGCCAGCTCCAGCAGCACATCCAGGGCCGCTTGACGCACCTACACTGGGGCCAGGCCAAGCTGGTCTTCCCAACCGTCGAAGGCGACCACCTGCCGCGGGCTCTGCGAGAGGCCGGCCTGGAGACGAGCCCCTCGTCGGGCTCGATCATCACCATCACCAGCCTGGACGCCAACATGCGCGGCCAGCAGCACACGCGGACCGATGGCTCGACCATCCGCCCCTCGTTGGTGCTGCTGGATGATCCGCAGACGCGGCAGTCGGCCCGGTCGCCAACGCAGACCAAGTACCGGCTGCAACTCCTGAACGGCGACGTCCTGGGCATGGCCGGACCCGGTGAGGAGATCGCCGGCGTGCTGACCTGCACGAAGATCTACGACCAGGACATGGCCGACCAGGTGCTCGACCGCGAAAAGTGCCCCGAATGGCAGGCCGAGTGCACGAAGATGGTCTATGCGTTCCCAACCAACGAGAAACTGTGGCAGCAGTATGGCGAACTGCGGGCCGACGGCTTCCGCCGCGGCGACGGCGGCAAGGCTGCCACCGAGTTCTACCGTCAGCACCGCCAGGCCATGGATGCCGGGGCCGTCGTCGCCTGGCCCGAACGGTACAACCAGAAGAAGGAGCTCTCGGCCTTGCAGCATGCTATGAACCTGAAACTTCGTGACGAGGAATCCTTCTTCGCCGAGTACCAGAACGAGCCGATGCAGGAGCAGCTCAACGACGAGGTGTTGACGCCCGAACAGGTCATGGCCAAGACCAACGGCCGCTCGCGCGGTGAGGTGCCGCTGGCTGCCAGCCGGTTGACCATGTTCGTCGACGTCCACGAGAAGCTCCTCTACTGGTGCCTCTGCGCTTGGGAGGAGGATTTCACGGGGTACGTCATCGACTACGGCACGTTCCCTGAGCAGTCGCGCGGCTACTTCACCATGCGGCAGGCCCGAAAGACGCTGCGCCGAAAGTTCCCGGGCACCGGAACCGATGGGGCGATCTGCGCGGGGCTCGAGCAACTGGTGGCCAAGCAACTGGGGAAAGACTTCAAGCGGGGACAAGGACTGGCCAAGATCGACCGGCTGTTGGTGGACATGGGCTTTAAGCCCGGCCTCGTGGCCGACGCCAAGCACAAGGCCGGCGGCGCCGTGATGATGCTCTCCAAGGGCATCGGCATCCGGGCTGGCCGCAAACCCATGTCGACCTACGCCCGCAAGCCCGGCGAGGTGCACGGCCACTTCTGGTACGTCCCCAATGTGGGCCGCACGGCTGAGTTCCAGCATGCGGCGGTGGACGTCAACTACTGGAAAACGTTTGTCCACGCCGGACTGGCAACCGCTGCCGGCGATCGGGGCGCGATCACCCTGTTTGGCAAGAAAGGCCGAGACCACGAACTCCTGGCCGAGCACATCGCCCACGCCGAGACCTGGGTCGAGACCGAGGGCCACGGTCGTGTGCTTCATGAGTGGTCCCTTCGTCCGTCCAAACCAGACAACCACTGGTTCGATTGCCTGGTGGGCTGTGCCGCCGCGGCCTCGATGTGCGGTGTCAAGGCCCCGGGCATGGACGAGAAACCCGCTCGCAAGCGGAAACGCTACACCCAGGACGACCTGCGGAGGGGACGTTGATGGCCGATGACCTTGACCATGCTACGCCGCAGGACCAGCGGGGCTTGGAGTGCCGTCACTGTGGGTGTCGGCACTTCCGGGTGGTCTATACCCGGGCTGCCTGGGGCGGGCGGATCATGCGGCGGCGTGAGTGCCGGTATTGCGGCAAGCGCCTGACCACTTGGGAGACGACCACGCCACCAGCAAATCGTGCGACCGATGTCTAGATGCGTAACGATTTCACCCCGCAGCCCATCCAATCCGACAACTTCGCTCTGGCCTCGGTAAAACTAACAGTAGGCGGGCACACCGTGCCCATCCCTTTCCCTAGAGAGTGAGTGGCCCAGATGGCAGACGACCTTTCCGATGCGATCAAGCAAAACGCTGAAGGCCCGGCCGAGGCTCACGGCGACTCTGGCGGGATGAAACAGCACTCACTGCGAGACCAGATCGAGGCGGACAAGTACCTGGCCAGCAAGTCGGCCCTGTCGAGCGGTTCGAAGGGCCTGAGGCGAGCCAAGATCGTGCCACCGGGTACCTGCTGACGAGGTGACGATGGGTTTCTGGCCGTGGTCAAGACGAAGCAAACGCTTACCATCAAAGACGGTGGTCGTGCGCGCCAAGTTCGACTCGGCTCAGATTACTCCCGACAACCGTCGCCACTGGGCCAACGCCGACCACCTGTCGGCCAATGCGGCAGCCAGCCCCGAGGTGCGGCGCATCCTGCGCAGCCGGGCCCGCTACGAAGTGGCCAACAACAGCTACGCCCGCGGCATCGTCCTGACGATGGCCAATGATGTCATTGGCACGGGGCCAAGACTGCAGATGCTGCTGGGTGATGGTGCGGACGCGACGCTCAACCAGCTTCTGGAGCGGGAGTTCGCCAGATGGGCCAAGGCGGTGGACCTCCCGGGCAAGCTGCGCACGATGCGAATGGCCAGGGCCCAGGACGGCGAAGCGTTCGCCGTGCTCTTTGACAACGGCCGGCTCGATACGCCGGTGACACTGGACCTGCGGCTGATCGAGGCCGAGCAGGTGACAACGCCCGACCGCTCGCCGAACAAGGCCCAAGCAGTGGACGGCATCGTCTTTGACGGCACCGGCAACCCGGTCGAGTACCACGTCCTCAAGAATCACCCCGGTAGTGGCTCCGGTGGTTTCAGCAGGGACTATGACCGCATTCGCGCCGCGTCGATGATCCATTGGTTTCGCGTCGACCGACCGGGCCAGTCGCGTGGCCTGCCAGACATCCTGCCGGCATTGCCGCTCTTTGCCCAGCTGCGGCGCTACACACTGGCCGTGATCGCGGCGGCTGAGACCGCAGCCAACATCGCCATCTTCATGAAGACCACGGCTCCGCCCGGTGGTGAGGCGGCCGACGTTGATGCCGGTGTGACCATGGAGTTCGAGCCCAACATGGCCATCTTCGGCCCGGAGGGCTGGGAGCCCTCGCAGATCAAGGCCGAGCAGCCGGCAACGACCTACAGCGAGTTCAAGCAGGAGATCCTGAACGAGATCGCGCGGTGCCTGAACATGCCGTACAACATCGCCGCCTGCAACTCGTCGGGCTACAACTACGCCTCCGGTCGGCTGGACCACCAGACCTACTTCAAGAGCATCCGCGTGGAACAGTCGCACATCGAGACCGTGATCCTGGATCGCATTCTGGCCGCGTGGATGGCCGAGGCAGTGCACGTCTACGGACTCGGGAATGCCCTGGACAACGCCACGCGGTATTCCGACGCGGCGTATGCGCTTGCCAAGCGCAAGGCCTTGGGCCAGAGTGAGTTCGGGGAAATCACCCACCAGTGGTTCTGGGACGGCCACGAGCACGTGGACCCGGCCAAGGAAGCCAACGCCCAGGCCACGCGGCTATCCAACCACACGACCACCCTGGCTACCGAGTACGCCCGCCAGGGCAAGGATTGGGAAACCGAACTGCGTCAGCGAGCCAAGGAGCAGACCCTGATGAAGGAGCTGGGCCTGTCAGCGGCACAGGCCGCACCTCAGAGCAACGACCCCGAGCAGGAAGAGGAGACTGATGAAGACGAAGACGACGAGCGAACGACCCGACGCGCCGCGTAACCTGACCCTGCAGGCCGAGATCTGCCTGGAGGCCGCCGGCGGTCCCGATGGCCAGTCGCCGCAACCGCGGCGGTTCCACATGGACGCCTACACGGGTGGGGCCCTGGCCCTGGCTGGTTGGCGGTTCCCGGTGGTTGTCGACCTCGACGGCCTCTCGATCCGCAACGGGGCCAAGGTCTACCTTGATCACAACCGGACGGCCCGAGTGGGCCATCTCGAGTCGGTCAACGTTCTGGGTGGGGCGCTGCGTGTCAGTGGCGTGGTCTCCTCGACCAGTTCAGCGGCCCGAGAGGTCGTGGCCGATGCCGACAGCGGTTATCCCTGGCAGGCCTCGATCGGGGCCAGTGTCGAGCAGGTGGAGTTCGTCGGGGACGGTAAGACCGTCACCATCAACGGCCGCGAGTTCGCGGGCCCCTTGAACGTGGCCCGGCGGGCCGTTCTGGCGGAAGTGAGTTTCGTGGGCAACGGTGCGGACGACCAGACGTCCGCCAGCATTGCGGCAGACGGGAAACAAACCGCAAAGGAGAACGTGACGATGGACAAGGACGCAAAGACGACCGCCGATACCGAGAGCGCCACCGACCAGGGAGACACCACCGAGGTCCAGGCCACGGCCACGCCGGCGGCTCCTGAAACTCCGCAGGCCGAGGACGCGGTAGCCGACCTGCGGGCCCAGGCTGCGGCCGAGCACGAGCGGATCGCCGCCGTGCGGAAAGTCTGTGGCGACGGCCACTGCGAGATTGCCGCCAAGGCCATCCGAGAGGGCTGGGACCAGACGCGGACGGAACTGGAGGTGCTCCGCGCGGACCGCCCCAAGGCGCCAGCGGCCCACATTCCTGACAACTCCACGAGCGGCCAGTTGCTCGAGGCGGCTTGCATGCTCACCGCCGGCCTTGCGGGCGTCGAGAAGCAGTTCGACGAGAAAACCCTCGACACGGCCGACAAGCGGTTCCGCGGTGGCATTGGCCTGCAGGAACTGCTCCTGGAAGCGGCCTGGGCCAACGGCTTC